ATGAGCATGACCCTTATATCTATGACAGAAGCTCAATTACAATTTGTAATAGAACAATTAAAATTAAACTTAGAGTTTAGTGACTACTTTAATAGTTATGGGGTGGGGGGTGACAGCGTTACCTCAGATGACACAAAGCACCTTGAGGAAATGGTCACACTACTACATCAATGCGTAACAAAGAAGGAGAATGAATATGACTAAGGAAAAAGATATGACACCACAGCAGAAGTGGCAGAAAGAACGTGACGCCAGAAATGCGGAACGTAACTACAATGCAGATCAACTGTCTGATACTCAACGTAAGGCATTGATGGATGCCTACCTAGCTATCAGGGCTGCTGACGCCTCATTCCATGAGATGTTTACGGCAGACGTATCTGACATGCTTGATATTGACAAAGCTGAGTACACATTGCGGTCACAGTTTCCACAGCTAACTGCTGAAGCAATCGGTGATCTAACTTGTACATGTGAGGACTAGCATCATGGCTAATGTATTTATACATCTAAGCAATGAGCTTCTTGATGACGGTAAAGCTGGAGATCACAAAGTGATTGAGGCCACCTATGTTGAGATGTTCCATGATAGAATTGAGTTCTACTCAGAGGGACTTGGACACAAAGAGATTATACTGTCACCAGATGGTGAAGATGCAGGTTATGATTGGTCTATAGATGACAAGTCTTACATGTGGTGTACAGTATATGCCCAAGCCTATGATGAATATGGAAACTAAGGAGAATAATACATGGCTGTAATGGCATACGAAATAATGCTGGAGCTAGATGGGGTTAGGACTGTCATCACATTAGATGATACCTACCCCGCAGTTAACAGTTGGAATACCGCAACTGAGTTTGCCATACACATGGCGCAGCATGACTACCCAAATAAACACATAGAGTTTATGGACTGTGCAGAGTATATACATGAGGAGTACACAAGCTATGGATACATCCATGAAGCTCCCATTAGGTTACAGTAAGGCAGACACTAAGGACTCAGACCCTTGTGACGATTGGTCTGGTCTACCCATACCTAAAACAAAGGACAATAAAAAATGATTGCAACTGCATTAGTATGCCTTGCTCTTAACATCTACCATGAGGCACGTAGTGACCCTAACATTGGACAGTATGCAGTAGCTCATGTTGTTATCAATAGGGTACAGCATGACAGGTGGCCCAACGATGTGTGTGCTGTAGTACATCAGGGCTATCACAAGGGTAAGCATCGCTGTCAATTTAGTTGGCACTGTGATGGTAAGTCAGACACACCCCGTGAGAAAGTAGCATGGGCAAGGGCGTTGTTGATAGCTGACGATGTGATAGCTGGTCGTGTTCCTGACATCACCAAAGGTTCAACACACTACCATGCTCTATACGTCAAGCCCTATTGGGCTAAGTCACTCAAGTACCATGTGACATATGGGTCACATAAATTCTATGAATAGCTTAACGTTACTAGTATGGGGATTGACATACCCTATACAACTATGTAACAGTTGCCATATACTTAAACAAGGAGAACAGTATGCCATTTGATATTCCACACAATTTAGACTTTGACATTGCATTTGAGGACACTCGGATGAAGGACAAGAAATATGTAATCAATCAGGAGACAGGCGAACCCCTTGGTATTGTCGGTAAATCTTTCCAATGTGCATCACATGGAGACTTCTTTCGTGGTGTAGTTGACACCGCAACTGAGACACTAAATGCAAATGACCTAGATGATGCAGACTACACCTTCCGCACTGCACGTAACGGTGCTTGGGCTATGCTTGACATCACCCTGCCTAACGTCAAGTCAACCATTGTAACAGACAAGGCACAGACAGAGATTGGCAATCGTATTGTCAGCCTGCATGGTATTGATGGGTCATGCAGCAACCAAGTATTCTTTGGTGCTATTGATTTCTTCTGCACTAATGGTTGCATCAGTGGTGACCACGACAAGGTGCGTAAGAAGAACACATCTAACTTCACGATGAACAGCTTTATCTATGAGCTTAATCGTGCAAGGACTGACTTCTATCAACATGCAGAACAGATGCAGATATGGGCGATTACTGACCTCAAGTATGTAGACGTAAGCACACTGCTTGATGACATGCTTGGGTCTAAGCGTAAGTCTGAACGTATGTACAGTCTGTATATGCAAGAGGCAGACACACGTGGTCACAATAAGTTTGCATTATATAGTGCTATGACTAACTATGCCAGCTATGCAGACGAGCGTAACGGTTTCACCCTCAAGAAGACAGGCAACGACACACAGGCCATGAGCATGTGGTCACGTGAGCAAGAGGTATCTAAGTGGGTCAGTGACAAACGCTTTGTAGAACTGGAGGCAGCATAGCGCATGGCAAAGCTACCTAGATATGTACAGGAAAGGGTGTCACCAAAGGGTGACATCTCCTACCGTTTCAACCCACCTCAAGCTCTTGTAGATGAGGATGTAGTTGTACGAGAAGAGTATGGCAGTGACCTCAAACAAGTGCGACAAATTGTCAAGGTACACAACTCAGCTATCGACACATACCGTGAGGCACAGTCAAGCATCATGCGTATCAAGCCTACTAGCAAGGTGACTGACTTAATTAATCTGTACTACCAATCAAATGATTTCAATATGTTGCGGCCTAATACTAAGGTGGATTACAGATACTTCCTAACAATTCTCCACCAGACAATGGGTACAAGAAAGTATGAGATGGTGACATCTAAGATGGCCAAGCACTCGTATGAGGAGTGGGTCAAGAGAGGTATCAGCTTTGCTAATCACGCTGCAACCTGTGCTAGTAGGGTATACAACTACGCTATCAAGATGGAGCATACACATCAGAACCCTTGGGCTAAGATCGAAAGGTATAGCTCACCACAACGCAAGGTAGTGTGGCAGCATGGGGATGTGATCAAGTTTCTTGATAAGGCATACAGCGATTACGAGTACAGAAATATAGGGTTGATCGTTCAGATGGCATACGAATGGTGTCAACGCTTAGGAGATATGAGGACGCTACAGTGGAGCAACATCAATTTGGCTACCAGTGTACTAACATTGGAACAAAGCAAACGTAGGGCTGACGTTGAGCTTCCTATATCACCTGAGTTACTTGTCATGTTGAAGGAACAGCAAAAAGACTTTGGGTTCCAACAGTATGTAGTGCCACATCCCAAGCCTACTATGGGTGAGTACAAGCCTTATGCAATGGAGAGACTATCGAAGGTGGGGCGTAGGGTAATGAGGCTGGCTGCATTGCCAGAGGAGTTACGACTGATGGACTTGCGTAGGACAGGGGTGACACAGATGATTGACAGTGGCGTACCAATAGGACAACTAATGTCAGTGACGGGACACAATAATGTGTCTTCTGTGAAACCATATATGAAGCATACATACGATGCTGCAAATAATGCCTTGACACAGAGAAACGTTACTGTACAATCGAGTACTTAGCGAGTAACAAAGAAAGTGATATAACATATGAATATAAATAATATTATAAATGATTTATCACTAGTAAGTGGTGAGACAAGACGCATGACTTGTCCATCATGTAATACTAAGAACACATTTACTGTTACCAATGACATGGGTTCTATCGTATGGAATTGTTACAGAGCTAGTTGTCCTACATCGGGTGGTACTCGTCAGTCACTGACTGCTGATGACATACGTAAATCTCTTGGCTTTGTTGCAGAAGAGACACATGTTGCAACATTCGTAAAGCCTGATTGGTTTGTGCGAGACTACAAAAAGATTGCACCCTTCTGTGACCAGTGGCAGTTGGATGCACAAGGGCTAGGACTATTGTATGACGTTAGAGAACATCGTGTGGTGTTCCCTGTTGTACATGCTGGAGTTATGGTGGATGCTACGGGCAGATCATTGGGTAAACGAATACCTAAATGGAAACGGTATGGAAAAAGTCACTTGCCATATGTGTCTGGTCGTGGTAAAACTGCTGTAGTTGTTGAGGACTGCATAAGTGCTGCAGTTGTAGGTGATAGCGGTGTATATGTTGGGGTAGCAGTGTTGGGTACATCACTATCAACAGGACACAAAGATTACTTATCGCAGTTCTCAACGGCAATAGTTGCATTGGACCCAGATGCATTACCTAAGACAATAAAGTTTGCTAAAGAACTACGTACCTACGTACCCAACGTTAAGGTGCTTCGACTAACAGATGACCTCAAGTATCGACAGCCAACCGACATGGCTAACCTTTCAACACTAGGAGAATAACACATGGAACTATCCCTTATACGTAGCCTGATGGACAAACCATTCTACGATGACCACAAGGGCGCACGTTGCCCAGACCGTCTGTTCAGCAGCGATGTACGCAAGATCAAGCAGGCCATCGACAGTGCAATGGATCGTTATGAGCGTACCGTTACACCAGCAGAGATTGAGGCGTTGTTCATGGCTAACAACCCAACCCTCACTACAGCACAGAAACAGGCATACAGCGTACTGTTCATGCAAGTAAACAAAGAGCAGCCTATGGGCAGTGACATAGCACAAGAGGTACTGTCTAAGCTATTCCAACAGGTGATAGGCGAAGACATTGCCAACCTTGGATTTGATTACGTCAACGGTAGCAAGACTAGCCTTGACCCACTGCGTCAGATGCTTGAGCTATACGGTGATGACTTCACACCTAACCTACGTATTGAGTGGGAAGACATTGACCTTGATACTATCATTGCTATGACTGACCTTGAGTCACAGTGGACGTTCAACATACCGACACTCACCCGCAAGGTTGAGGGTATCAATGCTGGTCACTTGATTGAGGTAGGCGCACGGCCTAACACTGGTAAGACTTCCTTCCATGCCTCACTTGTGGCTGGTCCGGGTGGATTTGCATGGCAAGGGGCTAAGGTAGTTGTACTATGTAATGAGGAAGGCTACCACCGTGTCGCTCACAGGTACATAACTGCCGCAACTGGTATGGATAAGCACGAGATTGTTAAGCATAAGCAGAAGGCAATGGAAGTCTTTGCTAAGATCAGACCTAACATCATGTTCAAGGATGCCACAGGGCGTGACATGAACTGGGTTGAGTCCGTATGCAAGTCATACAAGCCTGACATTGTTATCCTTGACATGGGTGACAAGTTCTCTCGCATGGCTGGGTTTGCACGGCCTGATGAGTCACTCAAGGCTAACGCAATACAAGCACGACAGATAGCCAAGCAGCAAGACTGCGCTGTGTTCTACATGTCTCAGCTATCAGCAGAGGCAGAGGGTAAGGTTGTACTCAACCAAGCCATGATGGAGGGTAGTCGTACAGGTAAGGCAGCAGAAGCTGACCTAATGATAATGATCTCTAAGAACCCTACGGTTGAGGGACAGGAAGAAGAAGACAACCAGCGTCACATCAACGTTGTCAAGAACAAACTGTCTGGGTGGCACGGCATTGTACACACAGACCTTGAGTACAAGATCGCAAGGTATGTATGTTGATAGAGATTGCAGACTTGGCCATGCTAGGCATTGGCCTAGTGTGTGCCTTCCTTGTATGGGAACAGCAGAAGATACTAAATAATATTGCTGCCATTAAGGAAGTACTGTACGATGTGGTAGACAAACACAATGATCTATCAGATGCCTTTGTTGAGTTGGTTGATGATTTAGAATATGAGGAG